CAATGATTATAGAAACTACTACAAGTACATTATTAGACCACTTACCAGAGCTAATTATGGCTGGTTGGCAGCTTACAATAGCTCTTATAGAAGGCCTTATAAAGGCTATTCCACAGCTTCTTTTAGCTACTCCTAAGCTAATAATAGCAGTGGTAAAAAGTATCATTGAGGGTGTGCCAAAATTGATTGAATCAGCAAAAGAATTAATTGGTGGTTTGATTACTGGATTTACACAATCACATCCTAGACTAAAAGAAGGAGCTAAGAATTTAATTAATAAAATTAAAGAAGTATTAAGTCAATTACCAAGTAAGGCTATATCATGGGCAAAAGATATGATACAAGGCTTTGTAGATGGTATTAAATCTAAATTAGCTGCTGTAGGAAATGCTGCTAAAGGAATAGCTAATAAGATTAAATCATTTTTACACTTCTCTAAGCCAGATGAAGGGCCTTTAAGAGATTATGAAACATGGATGCCAGACTTTGTTGAAGGATTAGCAAAAGGAATAAATAAGTCTAGTTACATGGTAGAAAATGCAACAGCAAGTTTAGCTGATAATATGGCTAATGCCTTGTCTATTGATTCACTTGCTTCTGATGTAGATGCTGCTATGAGAGGTTTAAATAGTAAAGTAGCTACTTCAATCAATCCTACAGTAAATCCTAATGTTACATATGAAACTAATTATAAAATGATGGCTAAGGCTGTAAAAGAAGCATTAGCAGATATGGACATTGTATTAGATGATGATAGAATGGGTAGATTTGTTACTAAAACAGTAGCAGATCAAATATATACATAGGAGGTAAAGAATGAGATATTATGTTATTTTAAATGGAGTTAATTCACTAACTAAGCAAGGATTAGCAATTAATGAAATGCCTCCAATATCTAAGCCACTAATGAGAACTCAAAAAGAAGAAATTGATGGTAGAGATGGAGATATTATTACTAACTTAGGCTATAGTGCTTATGATAAAGAATTAGAAATAGGATTATATGGAGAAGGTTATGATATTAATGACATCATAGCCTTTTTTAATGGTAGTGGTACTGTAGTATTTTCTGATGAGCCAGATAAATATTACTATTACCAAATAATTAATCAAATAGATTATGAAAAACTAATTAAGTTTAGAACAGCTACAGTAGTATTCCATTGTCAGCCTTTTAAGTACCCTTTAAATGAAGTACCATTAGAAGAAGAATTTGAATATGTTTCTGGTAGTGGTACTAATATTACATTAGATAATACAGCAGAATCCACATTTAATACATTTGATTTAAAAGGTAATACAAGTCAAGAAGGAACTCCAACACCTGATGCACCAATAAATGTTGATGTAGTAAGTGGAGATAATACAATAAATATAGTAGGGAAGAATTTTTTACCTTACCAAGAATTTACAACTAAAACTATGAATGGAATAACTTTTACAAATAACAACGATGGAACATATAAGGTAAATGGAACTGCAACTGCCGATTGTTCAGTAGTTGTATATGATACTTTTATGCCAATGAGTGGAACTTGGAGAATGCTAGGCTGTCCTAGTGGTGGAAGTGCTTCAACATATATGTTAAGTGCTTATGTAGGTTATTGGGGTGCAGGTAGTCCAAATATAGATACAGGAAATGGTACTAATATAACATACACAGGAAATGTAAAAGTAAGGTTTTATATAAAGAATGGAACAACTTGTAATAATTTAATATTCAAACCAATGATAACAACTGATACAAGTGCAACATATAATAGTTTTGAACCATATAAAGGTGCAAGTTATCTTATTAGTTTAGGAGATATAGAACTATGTAAAATAGGAAAATACCAAGATAGAATATATAAAAATGGTAATAAATGGTATTTAGAAAAGAAGATAGGTAAAGTTGTTTTAAATGGTAGTGAAAATAATTGGAGTTCAGTATCACAAAGTGGTGGTTATAATAGAATAACATTTTTAGATTATCCATATTTGAAAAACTTTGGAAGTAGTAGAACTACTAATCTTTTATGTAATAACTTTTTAGCGAATATAGAAAACAATTATAGTAGGATATACCAATACGAAAACGATATATACTTTAGTTTTCCAAGTGGAATGACTACAAAAGAAGCATTTTTACAATTATTAAGTACAAATAATTCAATAGTATATTATGTACTAGCAACACCAACAACAACCGAAATAACCGATACTGAACTAATTAGTCAATTAGATGCATTAGAACAAGCTAATTCACAATCTGGGCAAACAAATATAAGTCAAGTAAATAGTGATTTACCATTTTTATTAGATGTAGTAGCTTTAAAACTAAATTCAGATCATTTAATTATAGATAATATAGGAAATACTTATGCTAAGCCTACATTAGATTTAGAAGGTACTGGAATAGTAGATATATATTTAAATGATATACAGATGTTTCAAGTTGATTTATCAGAAGTAAATGAAATAGTAATAAATACAGCTGAAATGGAAGCCTATAATCCTACTACTAGAGCATTAGCTAATAGGCAAGTAACTGGAGATTATTCTAACTTTAAATTGGCTGTAGGAGAAAATGATTTAAGATTTAGTGGAAATCTAACAAAAGCTACAATCACTAATTATCAGAGGTGGTTGTAATGATTAAAGTATTTAGAACTACAGACAAGGTATATTTAAATAATGGAGATTTAGTATTAACAGCTTCAAAGGCTTCTGTACATAAAGAAGATAATGGAGCTTTTTATTTGGAAATAGAAGCACCATTAGAAAATGAAACATCTAATGGAATAATTAAATATAGTGATTATTTAATTCCTAATAACATATTAGTTGCTAATACTCCACAAGGGGAACAAGCATTTAGAATTACTAATGTAGAGAAAAATAGAAGAAAGATTAAGATTAAGGCTAATCATGTATTTTATGATAGCCTTAATTACTTAATTGAAGATAGTTATGTTGTAGATAAGAATTGTAATGATGCATTAGACCATTTAAACAATGCTACAAGTGATTTAAGTCCATTTACAACGATTTCTAATATAACTGATACTGATTCATATAGATGTGTCAGAAAGAGCCTATATGAGGCAATTCAAGTGGTATTAGAGAGGTGGGGTGGCCACTTAGTAAGAGATAATTGGAGCATTGGTATTTACAATGAAATAGGTCAAGATAATGGAGTTACAATCAGATATGCTAAAAATTTAAAAGAAATAACAGCAACTTATAACTGGGATGATGTAGTAACTAAATTGTTACCAGTAGGAAAAGATGGAATTCTTTTGAATGAACTAGATCCAGAAGCTAGTTTATATATTACTTCTGCTACACAATATGAAATACCATATACAAAGACAGTATCATTTGAGCAGAATGACATAGTAGAAGATGATTATAAAGATCCAGAAACTGGGGAATTAAATGAACAAGCATATAAACAAGCTCTAATAAATGACTTAACAGCACAAGCACAATTATATGTAAGTGAAAACACATTACCTAAAGTAAACTATACTTTATCTGCTAATGTTGAAAAAGTCTCTGATGTAGGAGATAGGGTAGAAGTTATAGATGAAAAACTAGGTATTAATATAATGACTAGAATTATAAGCTACACATATGATTGCATTTTAGAAAAATATACTGAATTAGAATTTGGAAATTTTACTCCTAAATTAAGTGATTTAATGTCTAGTATTACAGCCAATACAGAGCAGCTAATCCAAGAAGAAAATAGTACATTAGCAGTTACATTATCTAATGAATTAGATCAAGCTACAAGCCAAATATGGGGAGCTTTAAGTAACTCTTATGTAATATATGAAGGAGATAAAATACTTATAGTAGATAGATTGCCTAAAGAAACAGCTACTAATGTAATAATGATAAATAATGGTGGTATAGGCTTTAGCAATACTGGAATTAATGGCACATTTAGTAGTGCATGGACAATAGACAATATTTTAAATATGGAAAATATTAATGTTATTAATCTAACAGCTGATCTTATTAAAGGTGGCACATTAAAATTAGGTAGTAACTTAAATCAGAATGGACAAATTGAAGTCTATGATGAAGCCAATAACTTAATAGCAGAAATTAATAAGAATGGCTTAAAAATGTATGGATCTGATGGATCTTATGTATTAATGAATAATGAAGTAGGATTTGCTGGTTATGATAGAAACAATGAAAAAATCTATTGGGTTGATAAAGATCAATTTCACATGAAAAAGACAGTTACAGAAGAAGAAATAACATTAGTTAATAAGATGAGAATAATCCCAATAACAATAAGAGATAATAACAATAATATTATTAATGATGGTATTGGATTTGTAAATGTAGCTGGAGGTGGTAGTTAATGGGATCAGTAGCTAGAGTATATTTAAGTGGTTGTAATTATGAAATAGGTTATGACTTAATAAGTCAATCAACAGAAAACAATACTTCATATGTTAAGTTTTGGGGTATATTACATGTTACAAATAGTTATGTAGCATGGAGTAGAGGTACAGCCAATGTTTGGGGAAGTAATACAACATTAAGTACCAGATACAATAAAGGAGATTATGAAGTAACTAATCAATATGTAACACTATATCATAATTCAGATGGTAGTTATTCACATTCTTTAGGTGGTACATTATCAACATCATACACAAGTGGTACAGCACAAGGTACATTCTCTTTACCAACTATAGCAAGAGCTAGTCAGCCTTCATGTATAACATGGCCTAATACTACATCTAATGTAGGAGCTATAGGTGGAGATCCATTTTATATACATATGAATAGAAAAAGTACAGCTTTTACACATACAGTAAGATATGAATGGTACAATAAATCTGGTACAATAGCAACAGATGTAACAGATAATTGCCAATGGTCTATTCCAGCAAATTTTAGTGAAGATATTCCAAATGCTGCAACTGGTAGTGGTACTATTTATGTTGATACTTATAATGGAAATACATTAATAGGAACTAAGTCAGTTGTTTTCTATTGTAATGTAGTAAATTCTAATCCTTCATTTGATTGTGCTTATTTAGATACTAATTCTACAGCTGTAGCAATTACACAGAACAATCAAAAACTAATCCAGAATATAAGTACATTAAGAGTAAATATTACTAATGCTAGAGCCTTAAATTATGCTTCTTTAAGTAGTGCTAAGGTAACAATAAATGGTGTAGATTATGATGCTACATTATCTGGATCAAGTGTTAGCATAGATGTAGGAGTTTTAAATATTGCACAAAATATAGATGCTGTAGTAACTGTTATAGACTCTAGGAATTTGACAACATCTAAGACATTAAATTTACAAATATTAGAATGGCAACAGCCTAATGCTATTATTACTTTAAATAGACAAAGTAACTTCTATAGTGAAACTGATATTAATGTAGATGCTAATTATTCAAGCCTAGATAATAAAAATACAATTACTATTCAAGTAAGATATAAAAAGGCATCTGATTCCACTTATGGAGCATATGAAACATTACAAGATAATGTAACAGCTGTAATTACATTAGATAATCTTTATCAATGGGATGTACAAGTTAAATTAACAGATAGAACAGGGGCATCTACTACTTACAATCTTTCAGTAGATAGAGGAATGCCTATTTTCTACATAGATAGATTAAAAAGGTCAATAGGAATAGATTGCTTCCCTACACAAGAAACAAGCCTTGAAATATTAGGAAAAACAATATATGATATGATTTACCCAGTAGGTAGTATTTATATCTCTGTAGCAGCAACTAATCCAGAAACATTATTTGGTGGTACATGGGAACAAATAACTGGAGATGCTTATTTAAAAATAGTAACTGAAAATGCTGGTACTTTAGCTGGTACATCATCAGAGCATAAAATACCATTATCATCTATACCATCACATCATCACTCTGTAGAAAGAGTAGCACAATATGGAAATAGTGGATCAACTGCTAATTTTACAAGTGGTAATGCATGGCAAGGTGTAAGTGGTGTAAATACATCAGATGCTGGAGATGGACAAGCATATTATCCTTATTATTTAGGAGTTTATGTATGGAAAAGAACAGCATAATAGAAAGGAATAAAAAGAATGAATTT